CAAGGATTGTATCCTCAAGAAGAAGCAAGAGCAGGAGTTATGCCGTTTCCCAAACGGAAACCTTCTCCTTATCCACGTTCAACGGCTGCATACGGAATGGCTCATGGTGGATCAGTTGTTGACGGATATGAATACGAAGGCGGCATAAACGGGATTAAAACAAGTGCTGTTAAAAAAAGTACTCCTTCAAAGAAACATATAAAAAGAAATCCGGTATATCAAAAGAAGGTAGCCGCTGTGAATAAAGGAAGTACTCCTTCCAGTAAATCCCGTAAAATTAATCCTGTCTTTAAAACGAAAAAAGCCGCTCGCGGCGGAAAGATTAAATAAGTTATGGCTGTTCAGCTTATACCTATAATTATCTTAGGATTAGGAGCTAGATTGGTAGCTCCTCATATAGCCAAACAACTAATAGGTACAGGGATGGCTAAAGCAGCTACTGAAAGTATAAAGAAAGGTACTAAAAATGTATACCAAAGTTTGGAAAGTCTGCCTAAGTGGGTTGCTGAACAACTTAAAAGTAGAAATGTACAGGCGGCTGTAGACAAAACAGCAAAACCACTTACAAAGAACCAACAAGCAGGAGCAACAAATCGTGCAACAAATCAAAGAAAATGGGCCGAAGTAAGAAGAAAAGCAGCGGCTAGAAAGTTAGCAGCACAAAAGAAAAAAGAAGCGGAAGAAGCAGCAAAGTTAAGAGAATCGTGGAACGAAAAAACAGGAACTGGACCGAAGTTAACGGCTGCACAAAAAAAGGTACGTAGACAAAAACGTAAAAAAGCACAAGAAGAATTAAAAACGCATGAACAAGTTACAGAACCTGTTACATCAGCTAAGACTGCTAATAAACGTTCTCGTTTTGGACGTAGAGGGGAAACAACTAAAAGAAAAAAAGGCGGTAAAGTATTTAATAAAGGTGGTAAAGTATTTAACGGTAATGATTTTGTTAGAAGTTTTTATAAGGGAGGCTCTGTATAACGATGCCACAAGTAGGAAGCACTCATTTTCCATATAGTCAGGCTGGCCGAAAAGCCGCTGAAGACATGGCTGCACGTACCGGACAACCCCTTGTCAAACAACAGGGATATAAAAAAGGAGGTGGTGTGCCTCTTGAAATGTCTGAAAGTGGGTGTATGGTAGTTGAAGGATATGAGCCTTTAACAAAGAAAGCCTGATCTAAAATGGGACAAGGATTCGCACCTCCTGCCACTTCTAATCTTATGCAGTCTTCGCCCATGATGGGACGGAATCCAAACACGTATCAGAATTACATGCAAGGGGCGGATCAGACAAGAATAGCAGAATCACAGTTCAACACTCCGCGACAAATGAATATGCAACCCCAGATGATGAATCCGCAACATCAGATGGCGATGATGCAGAATATGTCAAATGTACCTTCCTTTTCCCTTAATCCGTACTTGCCTCAAAACCAACAACAGTTGTCGGGTGGTCTTGCATCGTTACCGGGAGCGGCACAGTTTGGAAAAGGCATAGTATAAAAAACATGTTTGATTGGACAAATATTCTTCAACTTATTATTGGTTTGGGAATACTGGCAGGATTACTTTTTTTAATTTTTTACGCAACAGGATAAACTTGTTGTGATTACTTCTTCTGCTAATGCAAGTGAACTTGCTCTACGTGACCGCCTGTTTGAAAACATAATAGGTGCTTCTTCTTCTGACTTCCTTACATTTGTACGTTTTATGGCTCCTCTTCTTATAGCGGATTTTCATATGGGGCGGCACATAGAACTTATTTGTGCTAAGCTTCAAGAAGTGGACGACGGTCTATGTCAACGTCTTATGGTTTTTCTTCCTCCTCGTTCAAGCAAGTCTGTTATCTGTTCAAAACTTTTTCCGGCTTGGTATATGGGACGGCATCCAAATCACGAAATACTGAGTGTATCTCACAGTGACCAGCTTTCATCTGACTTTGGTCGTGCGGTACGTGACCTTGTTGGAAATGAAATGTTTCAAACAATCTTTCCTGACGTAAAACTTAGAAGTGACGTAAGATCTGCCGGAAAGTGGCAAACAAATCACAATGGGGTGTACGTAGCAGCAGGTGTAAAAACACAGATTGCAGGTCGTGGCGCACACGTAGCTATCCTTGACGATGTGATGTCGGAAGAAGATGCATTCAGTGAAGCCGGACGACGATACATAAAGGAATGGTTTCCGGCTGGTTTACGTACCCGTCTTATGCCGGGAGGTGCTATTGTTATAATCAATACACGATACCACGAAGATGACATATGCGGATGGCTTCTTGAAACAGAAGGCGGAAGCGGTGATTACGGTGATGAAGTTGTGAACCCGTGGGAAGTAATTAAGATCCCTGCTTGGCTTGACGAAGAGTCGTCACAACTTCTTAATCTTCCTGTTGGATCTTCTTACTTTCCAGAGTGGAAACCTGATCACATTCTGCAACTGGACGAACTTGAAATTAAAAGACACAACGGAAGTAAGTACTGGCAATCTCTTTACATGCAGGATCCGACACCTCAAGACGGGGGAATAATAAAAAAGGGATGGTTTAAGTCATGGCCTCACGAAGATCCTCCCGAATGTGAATTTATTATTCAAACAATGGATACTGCTTTTTCTGCCAAGACTACGGCTGACTATTCTGTAATGCAGACGTGGGGAATATTTGAACAGTACGAAACTGACAGTATGGGAATAGAACGTTGTGTTCCTAATCTTATTCTTCTTGGTAACATACGTGAAAGATTTGAATATCCTGAACTTCGTATAACAGCACAAGCAGAGTATGAAAAACATAAACCTGATGCTATTATGATAGAAAAGAAAGCGTCTGGTCAATCTCTTATACAGGACTTGAGAAGGGCTGGTTTACCAGTTTTGGAGTTTAATCCTGACCGTGATAAAGTAAGTAGAGCTACGGCTGCGACTCCTTTTTTTGAATCAGGGCGGATATGGTTACCGGAATATAAAGATTGGGCATTGGATCTTATAGATGAAGCAGTAGGTTTTCCAAACGCCAGATATGATGATCAGGTTGACGCAATGGTTATGGCTGTATTATATATGAGGGATTCATGGCACGTTTCACACGAGGATGATCCTGATTATGATACTGAAGAAGATGAAAACATTTATAAGCCCTCCCGAAAAGGATATTGGAATTTTACAACGGAGTCTTATGTCGGATAAAGAATTAATAAAAGTTCTGATCAAAGAAAGAGATGACGCACGGGAAAGACGTAATCTTTTAATAAAAGAGATAGTTGACATAAAAGCAAGATTAAGGGACTTAATACATGGCAGTAGTTGAACGTAATCCATTTTCAGTTATACCCGGTGGCGCGGCAGCACCACAGCCTCAAATTCAAGAAAGTGAACTGGAAATAGAGATTGAAGACCCGGAAGGGGCTGAAGAACTTGGTTACCAGACAATGGAAATTGATCCTGAACTGGAAGCGGCACAACAGGATCATTACGCAAATCTTGCAGAATTTCTGGACGATGAAGAGCTTCAGGAAATTGGTGAAACAGTTGCTGAAGCTTACGAAGCAGATAAGGAGTCACGGGCGGAATGGGAGTCAACCTTTGAACGGGGCTTTGATCTTCTTGGTTTAAAACTACAGGAAACCACAGAACCGTTTGAAGGTTCGTGTACGGCTGTGTCTCCCCTTATTATTGAATCCGCTGTCAAGTTTCAGTCAAAAGCAACAATCGAACTTTTTCCGGCTGGTGGTCCTGTACGTACCCAGATTGTAGGATCAGTTACTTCTGAACGTGAAGATCAGGCTAACCGTGTTCAGAACTTTATGAACTACCAGTTTACGGAACAGATCACAGAATACTTTGACGAATTTGAAAAGATGTTATTTCATCTTCCGTTGATTGGGTCTGCATTTAAAAAGATGTATTACGATCCAAGTATAAGACGGCCTTGTTCTGAATTTGTTCCTGTAGATCAATTCTATGTTTCATATCATGCAGCGGATCTTCAGAAAGCAGAACGGTACACTCACGTTATATTTCGTACTCCGCTTGAAATGGAAAGGGATATTGCATCCGGTATGTATATGGATTCGGATCTTTCTGAAGCAACGGCTCCTGATCCCGACTCATTTACAAGTAAGATTGATTCCATAATGGGAATAAGTCCGGCTGAGAATTATGATCTTCAGTACGTACTTCTTGAACAACATTGTCATTTAGAACTTCCTGAACCGTTTGAAAATCCTGATGGAATTGCTCTTCCTTATGTTGTTACGGTTGAAGAAGACAGTCGTAAAGTCGTATCAATCCGACGTAACTGGTCAAAGGAAGACCCAACCCAATCAAAGCAAACCTACTTTACACATTATAAATTTGTACCGGGATTTGGATTT